ATTGAGCCTGAAATAGACTTAATGACTGACTCTGTGACAGGAGAACCAGTAGTTGAAACTTTGGAAGCTGTAGCTGAGGAACAGCCTAAGCAAGAAGAAGAAGAAGTAGAAGCTCCTTTGACTCCAGAAAGAGCAGTGGACAAGGTAGAGGCTGTTTTTCCGTCTAAAGGCATTCTTAAGGAAATAGCTAAGGTTGAATCCCGTTTAGGTGAAGATAAAAATACTTATCGTAAAGGATACCATGGAGGCGTGATGCAAATCGACAAGGTTGGCTATGAAGCAACTAAAGATTTAAAATCACATCCTAAGCTAAAACAAAAACATGAAGCCATTGAAAAAGAGTTTGGTATTAAATGGACTGATACTAGCTGGGAAGACTTACGTGACCCTTTGCATAGCGTCATAGGTGCTCGTTTGTTCTTAAGTAACCTAGAGAAAGAGATACCCGATACCCTAGAAGGAAGAGCTGCTTATTGGAAAGATAACTACAATACGGTAGCAGGGAAAGGTACAGTAGCTAAATACTTAGAAAGACTTAAGTAAAAAAGAAGCCCCCAAGGAGCAATCCAAGGGGGCTTTAAGTTACCTAGAAGGGGAGAAACTAGGTTTTATTATAATTCACAAGCTCCACCAGCACAAGCGGCTTCACCAGCTAAGTCTGTGTTGTCTTGAGTTTCGACAACTTTGGTTAGGTCAATGTTATTGAGACTTCCTTCTAACAACTTGAAGCGTTCTTCTGTGATGTCTTCGAAAGGTGCTTGAATGTAAGTACCACCATCATATGGCAATACTGAGATACCATTAAAGCTATTTCGGTTCTTCCACATCCACTCGCCACACAATTCCCATTCATCATCTCTCAAAGAGATAGTACAGGACACGTTATGGCTGTTCTGGCCTTCTCTATGCCCCGTAGCGACCCATTCAGTGTTAAAACGTCCTACCCTATTAAGTAAGTCCAAAGGACTCTCTGTGCGTAAAATAGAGCCTTCTGGGGCTTTCTGAGGTATTTCGATAACTGCCTGAGCATCTGGGTTAAAGTACTCGTCCTCAACTAACTCAGGATGATTCTCTGCTAGATAACCATATAATGCTTCATTCTTACCTACACGCTGTCTACGGATATAGTAGTCATTGTGCCAAGCATGGATGCCGCTAGACGTGCCTAACACACAACTAGAAGTACCTGATGGTTTTACTGTAGTGCATCGAGAGGACTTATTAATGCCAATTAGTTCAGCTACACGTTCATTCTCTTTCAAGACCTCATTAGCAGCTTCTTCTAAGTCATACTGTAGGATAGTACCACTACCGATACCTGTCTGTCCTACACCAATCAAAGCATCACGCTCTGTGGTCTCACGCCAAATCTCACGTAAGTAATGAAAGTTAGTATAACCAGCCTGTAGTGTACCAATAAGAGCAGCAGCACGACTGCGTGCATTTAAGTCTTCTTGAGATGTTAAATCTGATACATTCAGCTCACATAAGTTGCAAAATTGAAAGGGACGTAGACCTATCTCGCAGCACGGGTTAGTCCCCCAGTCCTTATCGTTACTGAAGTAAACCCCAGGCTCTCCTGAACCAGACAATTCAACACGTTTCCATAGCTTCTCAAAGTCTTGCTTAGTTGCTCGGTGACGTAGAATGACAGCAGAGTTGTTAGCTCGTCCTCGCTGTGGGTTTTCTTCCCACCAGTTACCAGCTTTACAACCTAACATTGCATTATCGTCCATGCTGAACAAAGAGATAAGAGCTGCCCTACGGATACCACCAGCTAACACTGCATCAGCAATATAGCACATCATATCATGCACTTCTAAGGTAGTCAGTTGACGACCCACAGCTGTGTCTAACAGGCTTCGTAGGTTGTGTATACAGTCCTTAAGCGGCTGAGGGCCTGGGGCTTTACCGCCTGATGTGATCAACAGAGCGCCTTTAGGGCGTATGTCACGGAAGTCAAACTCTACGTCCATTAGTCCCTTGAAGTATGCCTCCATTAGAACCTTAACTGCATCTGCCCATCCTTCAATGTTGTCAGACACTAAGAACCTACGCTTTCGTTTCTTTACGCCTTGTACTTCTGGTAGATTACGTACATGGTGTCGCTGTACTGAGTACCCTACACCTGTGCCTCCTAATAACAAGAACATTGTCTCACTGAACGCCTCTACGGCATCAACAGGTAAGTAAGCACAATTAAAAATACGATTAGGGGCAAGCTCAATAGGAGCACCACCAAATTGTAAAGAACGCATACTTGGCAGAACTTTCTTTTGGTAGACATGGGTGTAAGCCTCTTCGATCTCCTTAGCTAGTTTAGGGTACTTGCGTAAGTGCATTTCTTTGTTACGTGTAACCAGCTCTTCCCACGTTTCCCTACGCTGTACCTCAGGGATATATTTAGCGTACTTACTGAATACAGTAATGTTTGACAAAATTTCGTTGCTGGTTTCTAGTTTATTTTCGTTCATTTCAGTAAGTCTACTCCGTATTCTGTTTTCCAACTGATGTATTCTTCGTCAGTTAAAAAGTCTTTCATAATAGTTTCTATCGCCATGATACTCTTCAGTATATCAAGGTGGTCTTCTATATCCAGCTCAAACAATAAGCTCTCTTTTAAATCAAAGTGAAACTCTTGTAGATGCTGGACAACAACCTGATCGCACTGAGCATAGGTGAGTCGAATAGTTGTTGTTGAATTTAGCATAGTTTCTCCCATTAGTTTAGTTGCCGTATATCCTAGTAATCATCCTACAGAAGTCTGAACGGACAATATCATTAGGATTAAAGAATCCAGTTATACCCATGTACTCCTGTAAATCGCTATTACTTTCATATAGTTCAACTATGTCAGCTAAACCGCTAGATTTGCCCTTGGCAGCTTGCCTCAGGTCGCCACTGATAACAACTTTAGAATCCGTACCGATACGCTTCAGGAACATTTCCATTTCCTTAGGTGACGTATGTTGCGCTTCATCAAGCATTATGTAGCTATTGTCCCAAGAGCGTCCCTGCATATACTCAAAGGGTACAACTTCTATCGTACCATTTGCTACGTACTCTTCAAAGTGACCACTTAAATGCTTCCTAAGTACATCCGTGTACGGGACAACCCAAGCAGCCATCTTTTCTTCCATATCTCCTTTTAAGTAACCTATAGTGCGACTGTCTGATATGTTAGGACGACATAGTACAATCTTTCCTTCCTTTCGGTTATCTATTTTAAACTGAGCAGCTAAAGTAGCAGCTATGTACGTCTTACCTGTTCCTGCGTATCCTAATCCTATTGATACTACTTTTTCTTTTATGGACTCTATGTACTGTGACTGAGCCAAAGATAAAGGTTCTAACTGAACAGAGCCAGAGCTACTTTTCTTCCTTGCTATCTTCGCCATCCTTTTCACTACCTATTTGCAAAAGTACGATTTCACCTGTTTTCTTATGTGATTCTATAGCGGCCTGTACTAAGTCCATTATCTCTGATTCTTCATCTAAAGAATGCTTGTGGATTTTAAACTCTTCGTACATAGGCGCTAGAAAAAATAAGACTACAGAACCAAGTACTGCAAGCCCTGCGGCTAACCATACTATTTCCGTAAATAACGTAAGCATATAGTTATTCTTCCTCCCATACTGTACCCTTCTGGTACATTTGTATTGCCTTGTTTAAAGAACAATCATAAGCTCTCATTATCTCTTCAAACATTTCCATGAACATCATAAGTTACTAGCCATTAACGGATAATCACTAGCAGTCATACATACCCACTGTCGCATATCTAAGAACCAACGCTTTGCTCCTTCGGATGAAGTAAGCGTCTTGCCTGCTTTAGTAATTATACGTCCAGAAAGGATAAACGGGCCTTCTATGGGTCGTATGATTATATCAATAACTGCCAAGTATCCAGCAGGAATCTTATGCGACTGTGCTTTCTCTGTTAGAAAATTAGTATATACTGATACTTCCTTCTTGTTCTCACACACGATAGGTTCTTCTTTGGCTAAAGCTATCTGAGAGAATAATATCATGACTGTTAAAATTATAGTTTTCACTAGTAACTCCTAGGTTTAATTAAGTAACGCCCCCCAGCTTTCGGGGAACAGTGGTTGGATAATATCACTTACTTGTTTAGCAAGTTCCTGTATTTCCACTTGGGCATTATCGTCTGTTCGTTGTTTGACCATTCGTGCAAAGGCAGCTAAAGAACCAGTGACATAGTAGCTGGTGTACATGCCTTGTGGCAATACCATACGTGCTTGTTCAGGGGCTATGCCTGCTTCAATCATCTGAAAGTAAATCTCACGCATAGTTCCACAGCCTTCTTTGTACAACCAATCAAATTGATTCTGTGCGTCTACGTCCAATCCGCTGCCTTGTTTAATACTCCCTTCTGGGCGAGAGCGCCAAGACTTAGGCTCGTAGAACTCAGGAGCATCGTCCACATATCGTCTGCTAATTTCGTTTCGGGTAAAGCCTACTATATGCTTAAACTCTTGTCGTGCGACAAACACAGGCACTGTATATCGTAAGGTAATCTGAGGATGGCTGAAAGGTGTCCAGTGCTTGTGCTTGGCTAAGTACTGTATTAGCTTCCTATCTTTTTCACTGACCTTACCTACCAGACCATCATTCCAATCAACTTCCCAATCTGATTCTTTGTCAAAACTAACTCTCGCTGCATTAACTACAGTCAGGTCAGTTCCCATGTGGTCAATATATTCTGCTTCCATTAACTAAAAAACTCCTCAAGTTTTTCCTTTGTTGTTTTACTTCCAACAATCATCTTATCAGTACTATGATTGTACAACACAGGAATGCTTCGTAAGTCACGCTCTGCGATAAACAAAGCCCCTTCTGCGCTATAGGCATCAAGCATAGTTACTTTGTCGTCTAGCCCGTACTGGGATAACTGAGCCTTGAGTTGCTTACAAGCACCACAGTTTTCTCCCGTCAAAAAGGTAACGCTCATTTTATCTCCTATAAGTAAAAGTCTTCTTCAAAGTTAGTCTTCACAACTTCCTTGGCTGAGTCTAAAGCCATATAAGCTACTGGGTGATCTAAAGAACTATACACAGCCATTGTTCCTTCATCATCTATAGTCATAATGAAAAACTCTTTATCTGTGTGTGATGAATAACAAGCATCCAAACACTCCTTAGCCAGCTCGTAGTTACTCTGCGGCTCTGGTAGGTCATTAGCGTCAATAAGTTTCATAGTTATTGTTCTCCAGCTCAATTAGCAGCTCTATGTAGTGCTTGGCTTTCTTCAAGTCTTCTACGCCATTCTTATCTTTCCATCTGGTAATATACTTAACTACGTTGCCTTCTATGAAGCCTAACTTGTTTATGTGTATATACTCTATAGGTTGAATGAATGCGTCTTTATAATGACCACCACCTACCTGTGTATTCAACGGATTAGTCATTTAAGTCGTCCTCTTGAAATTTATCCATGTTCTTCATAAGTAAATCCTCAAACCTATCCAAGAGCATTTCAGCATTGATCTCAAGAACTTCAAGAAGCAAATCAGCGTCATACTCTCGCAGTATTTTCTCTTTTAATTCTTCGTAAGTTGCAGACATTGTATGTACTCCATCATATCTGAGCACGATTCTTCGGTAAAATATGCAAAACCTTCTTTATCGCACCATTGCCCTAACGTCATTTTAGAGCCTTTCCTCAGTTTTTTCTTAGGGTCGCTAAACAAAAACACAAGCTCCCAGCCCTCTTCCTTTATAGAATCCCTTATGGAAGTATACTTCTGAGTATCGCCTACTCTAAAGAATCCCTTTGCCTCTATCAAGACCTTGGATTCATGGTACACAAAGTCAGGGGTATACTTCCTTTTAACTATGTAAGGAATAGCATAAGGCTCATAAAGATACTTCCTACCTAGAGCCTTAGCTAGTCTTTCCTCAAGACCACTCCTGTATTTTACTTTACTCAAGTTTTATCTCCCTGACTTTCGGCTCATTTTCTACCTTTGTTAAGTATCTTGGCCCATAACTGTAGGCAAATGCTCTTAAGTTCGGGTAACATGATTTTTTGTAAGAACAGTATGAGCACTTCATAGGGAGTTTCATGTTCCCTGATTTCCCGTCTGGTACTGGTTCTTGGCAGATTTTGGGAGGCTCTTTCTGCACCACCGCCTTTTTTAGG